TATGCGGTAGTACTCGACGGTCCCAAACGGTCCAACGTGAGGGGCTACGGTAGCAATTTCAAAAATGGTTGACTGCCCCTTGCGGGTACCGGATGTTTCCAAATACACTTCTCGACAGCTCTTATCTTTAATATTAGAAACAATAACATTAGTCATTGAAGAAAGCTTCTCATCTGTTGTTATTCTCGGGTCGGTTTTAATTCTTCCGATCAGCGAGGACTCCATAGAAATATCCACGTTGGGGGTCAGGCCTTCTTTAAACTTTGATCCAGCTGGGGAAAAGTGACAGTAAACAGTCGTGTCTCGGGACCATTTCTTTACAGCACTCCCGTATGCAGACTGGCTTATTTCTGGATAAAAGATATCTGCCTGCAGTGGGTAGAGCGGATCATTAGAGCCACACGACATTATAGCACTCCAAGAGTAGTGATAGACTTTGCATACTTGGAAAGTATCTTGTCTACAATAATGTTCCCTGTCCCCTCGAAAACCATCTTATCAAAGCTTAGCTTAAACTGGTCTGTGTTATATGAAGAAATATATCTTTCATAGTATTCTAGCTTGCCACAGGCAATATCGTCTGTGAGCAGCTCTGCTGCCCTGACAATATCTGAGGGTATGTTTGGATATCCAACCTCTAGAACAAGTTTATAATCAAATGTTCTTGGGAATCCATTATATGTATACTTTATGTCAACAATATCAGAACCGCTGGCTGGGATAACTAGCTGTGCACCCTCTAGTCTATTTACAAGATCTGTGGTACTTTGAATAATTGAAGTGTTATCATCACTAATAGTAAAGGCATATGGATAAAGTTCTGGAGCTGCAGCGTCATATATCAAAACGTTGTTCTCAGAAATCTTCAACAGACGCTTTGCGTCTACCCATAATGGAATATAGTCTGAGCCTAAACCAGTTGTTTCAATTACTTTTTTCTTAAAGTAGAACCCATCAATAATAACTGAATCGATAATAGCTCTTGCTAGCTCTTCGCTTTTAGCATAGGTAGCAATGTCAGTTGCCGTAGCTCCCTTGGTTGTAGGGTCAACGTAGGGCCTTACAACGTCAACGTAGTGATCAGTACTCTCTACATTGATCTTATATGACCCATCGTATGTTGATGGCAACGGGACGGTAACAGTCAAGCCAGTGCTCGAAGTTACCGTTCCCGTTGTAATTGAGGAATCCATTAGATCAGTTAGCGTATATGCATAACTGATTTCTGCAGCTGTTACCGAGATAACAGCCTGAATAGTGTTAGAGGGGATCCTCAAAATTTCCATAGTTATTTACCAAACTCCCGTGCAAGTTCTTCTGGTGCGACTAAACGAATATGGTCTCGTTTTAGCCACTGTTTTGAAACTGCTTCGGATACGATATTGTATCCTTTTTCAACCTTGCCCACTCCAGGCCAAACAACGTTTCTTGTTGAATGTATTGCAACATCTGCTGTCTTGCTTTGTGTGGTTACTTTTTCTTTATGATGAGCTTCGGCTGGTTTGTCAGTAATTCCAATTGCCCCTGTTTTTATTTGGCCAATAGAACTATCTGTTTTCTGTGCTGGTTCTTTTGTTGTGCTTTTCATAGTAATGATATCGCTATTAGGCTCTGTACCCATGTTTCCTCCTGAGTTATATGCTAACCTTTGTAGTTCTAATTATAACAGATAATAATAAAGGGGCAAAGGCATAAAGCCCTTGCCCCTCTATTGGGTATTAAATTATAGATTAGGAATCAGCTGCTGCATCCGCAAATGCAATAGCGTCTTCTTCTTCCCACTGAATACCGAAACGAACGAATACGGTGTATTCAATCGTGTCCTTTTTAGCAACATACTCGCGGTTAACGGTAATGTCGCGCTGGAAACCCCATACACGGTTAGATGGGAATGTCAAGTCGACAAAACCATCTGGGTAGTAAGGAACTTCCTGGACGTCGATACCAAGAACACGGGTAGTGCGAGCAGTCCCAAGGGTCTGTCCAACACCATCCAAGTAGTTCTGACGGTTAGCCTGAGTACTTCCTGGAACCTGTCCAGCAAATGCTTCAGCAACAGCGTCAGCGAGCGTACCGTTGTTCTTGACGATGCCCTGGAAGGCATCGGTACCAGCGTAGAACTTGAGGTTGTTCTTCAATGCACGGTACTTACGGGGCATAGCAGTGAGAATACCCTGCATAACACCAGTAGTCCAAGCATCGTCAGCAACCGTAGCAACGAACTCATGTGCGTCACCGTTGGTCTTTGTCTTGTTAACAAAACCGTCCATGATGGAAAGGAAGTTTCCGGTTGCACCGTCACCATTAATGGCGAGGTCTTCGATGTCATTCGCAAAAGCGTTTGTCATCAAACGAACCAGGTGGTCTTCCAGACCAGCACCTTCGACGTTGTCTTCAAGGCCTTCAGCACTGACCTCCCAGTCAAGGCGGATCTTCTTTGTAGTAAGTTCCACCTTGGAGAAGGTTGCACCAGTGTTAGTGTAGTCACCAACACCCTGAGAAGCCGCACGAATAACGCGCTCACCTACGTTAACTTTTTCAAGTTCCATAGTGTTGGCACGCATAGTTACGCGACGACCATCTTTGGCGAGAACAGTTCCATCCCAAACATAGTCGATAAAACGACGTGCTTGCTCTGGACGGAGAATACCGCTTGCTGCATCACCCGAAGGATTCACGGCATTTGGACCTGTTGTTACACCAAATTCAGCGGTAGGAATGTTACCCAAGGTGCTTGCACCAGGATCTGTTACTCCGCCAATACCACCAGATGCAAAGGCACCCTCGGCGTTGTAGCGCCCAGAGTCAGCTGCTGCAGCATCTGGGTTATTCTTTTTAATCTCTTCCGACATATTGTCACCTCCTAAGTGATTTATTAGTCTTATTTAAATAAGTCGGCAGTTTTGAGGAAACGACCGCCCCATAGGGATTTTTCAACCATTTCTGGCTGTTCCTGCACGATCTCGCCTAGATCGCCAGACTTGCGGAAAGCTGTGTCATGCTCAACAGCATCGACACGCTTACCAAATTCATCAAAATGGCCCTTAGCTTCAGCAACTTCATTTTTAGTAGCTGCCAACTCTTCGGATACACCAGTAATTGATTTGTTTAATGCATTAACCTGCTCGTGAAGAGACTTAACGGTTTCTGCAAGATCGCTAAAGGCTGATGAGAGGACATCCTTAATGTCAGCTACTGCGCTAGCAACAGCTACATCGTCGGACTTGGCGACCCCTTCTTCTGCCTCGATAGCGTCAGCCTTTTCAACTTCAGCGTCGATGACGTCAGCTTTTTCAGCGTCAACGTCTTCAGCCTCAGTCTCTTCAACCTCAGCCTCAGCGGGGTCAACGGGAGCTGCTTCTTCAGCAACTTCCTCTTCCACAACTTCTTCAGTTTCGGCATCTGCCTCTGGAGCGACCTCTACCTCTTCAACGATCTCATCAGATTTCTCTGTGATTTCTTCTGTTGTTTCAGTCATAGGATTTACCTCCTCTGTCATCTTAGAAAGATTCATGCCTTTAGCACTATCAACTAAGAACTTAATCATGTCAGTTTTTTTATCATCTGTTTTTTCTACAAAACCAATGTTCTGCATCGATGAACCTGACACTGGGTGATTCTCGGATTCATCATCAGACAGTATGACCAGCCCAGAGTCTGAATCCCAGAACACATTTTCTAAATCAGCAACACCGTCGCCCTTAAGGACATCGCTGTCAGCCAACTTCTCAATTGAAATAATGCTAGCAAACTGATTTGCGGGGGAGTCGACAAGAGAAAGCTCTACCAAATCATATTGTTTAATAATACGAATCTGTGTATCAACCTTCTCGTCGTATGCATCATCCCACTTTAACATCTTACCGCCAATTGAAAAACCTGTGTAAGTACCATCCAGAACCTTTTCCCAAGTATCCTGAGCACCCTTAGAAACATATGCAGAAACATAAACGCCACTATAGAACTTCTTGGTATCTGGATCAAAGTGCTTGTCCTGTTTGAATGAGACCATTTTCCCTACGGCAGAGGGTTGGTGCATCTCACGGATGTTCCCTCGAAATCTTGAAAAAGCATCTAGAGATGCTTCGGTAGTAACAATATCATTTTGCTTGTCTACGTTATCTAGCGTAGCAAAACCAGAAACCATTCGCCTGTCTTTATCGACTTTTGCGAACGGCATAGATAGGCGAACTGAGTCGCCTTCGGTATCCCAATGGGCTTTGATAATAGTCATACTAACTCCATTATATAACCTTTTTATAACATTGTTTAAAAAAACAACATTATTCTGAAGCAGAGCCTTCACCTTGAGGATTCCGCCCAGTAATAGCGGCGGGTCCATCGGACTGATTGTTTGTTCTCTCTGCATCGCGTGCTCTATTCTGAGCGGTGTTTGCCCTCATGTCGGTAGCCTGACGAGTGGACATTTCAAATGGGTCATCCCCATCTGGTCTCTGTGGCAAGCCAAGCTGTTGGCGTGCCTCGTTAGGCGTCATGACCTGAGTCTTTACATACCGTTCCAGAATTTGAGATTGTGCAATCTCATCTGTCAGGGTTAGTTCATTAAACTTTAATTCAAGAATGTCTGTACGTTCTTTAACAACACGGTTAAGAATTTTTTCAATGTTCTTCTGTGCTGGACGTGCAACCTGTTCTTTAAAGGTTCTGTCTTGTGCCAAAGCTGAGGCGATCGCGGAGGAGTCTCCACCACCAATCTTAGACAACGGTACCTGGTGGGCAATGAGAATCTCATCACGGTTCTGCTTACGATACTCCTTGAACGATGCTTCCTGTACCCCATTCTCAATGGGCTCCATCTTAAACTCTACTTTATTGTTTTCCGTATCACCAGGAAGAGGAATGTAAAGTGTTCGGTGGGACTGTCCTTTAAGACTTGTTTGCAAGAATCGGAACATCTTATCCTCTGCATCAGACGACAGCTTAGCACCCTTAAGAGTTACGATGTAGCGTGGCACACCTTTGTTTCCAAAGTAATCAATGTTGTACTGCGAAGCTAGCTGATCTCCGTGCAAAGAAGCCACGGCAGACATAATATCAGGAACACCATAGAACGTGTTTAGTGGAGAGTATTCTTTATAATGAATAATCTCATTTGGTCGTGTATCGGTTGTGATAGGGTTTTGGTTCTTTGCCCCGAAGTTTCTAAAGTAGACAACCTTGTTTCCAATTATCTGTACGTACCCGTCACGCAATCTGCGCACCCGCATTGTAGTAGATGGGATATGTCCAATGTAACCGATCTCTCCCTTAGTCGTTCTTCCAATTTCTAAGTATCCATTTCCTGTGGCTTGCACATCTGTATAAAATTTATTTAAGGTTTCTGTAAATGATTCATCATCGTTTAGGCTTTCAATCCATTCACGCAATTCAATCTTGGCACGCTCAATACGATTACGAGCACGCTTTACTGCTTCTGGATTTTCATTTGTTTCAAGACGTAGCATTGTGCTTTGTGAGACGTGGAAGTCATATCCAAGACCAACAATATTTTCTACCTTGGCATCAATGGCAGCGTGGTTAGCAAAGGATGTGTCATAGTAGTTTGCAAGTTCGTACAGGTTCCAAGGTGGTGTGATGACATCAAACATTCCGTATCCATTACGAAACACATCTCCTGGATTAATTTCTTTAGATCGTGCCCCGTCTTGCCCAGACTGGAATGTCCTAGCATTTGCAAGGTACTGATCTGTTGGTGGCATCTGCATTGCCTTAGCCATTCTTGTAGAACGACGTTTAAAATTAAGATCTAGACTTGAAAAGTTTTTAAGATCGTCCCAGCTTTTAATGAATGGGTCTTGTTTCTTAAAAACATCTTCTTCTTTTTCAAACTCTGGAACATTTGCGTGAACAATATATTCTGACATTATCCTTCATCACCCCACTGGTTAAGTGTATTCTTAGCGGCAATGACAGCCCCCAAGTCATTCATGTTTGGAAGCAATCCCTGCTTCATTCTATCTAGCTGCTCACTGTGCTCTTCTTCAGAAATCTTTTTCATGTTAGGATAAAACTTTGCTGTACCGTTTGGCTGTCCCCAGTATTTGGCGGCAGCCTGTAATTCCTGAACACGGGACACATCACCATTCATAGCCTCAATAGATAAAGCATTGCCTTCACCATCAGTAAAAGCTTTTCCATTTGGCTTATGCCATACGTAGGTTCCGTAGTTAGAAAACTTCTCTTCAATAACCCTTACTTTTGTGTCACCGACTTGACCAGGAAAGCGTGGTTTTGGTTGTTTCATAACCATAATTATACCACACTATGCCGAGTCTAGTGTTTGCCTGTTCCACCTTAGCTGGTTAAAGGAGCTATATTGGTAGTTGTTAAGTCTAAAGATAGATCCACTCTCTACAACTATGCGATCAGTCCCCGTATACTGTTTATAAATTTTTGATGGGTCGAGGACCACTGGCTCTGTTTGTGTCAGAAACAGGACTTCGCTCCACAAGATTTTTGCTGGGTCTAGCACTACTGGCTCTGTTTGTGTTAAGAACAAAACTTCACTCCACCTATATGGAAGATTTCTTATTGGTGGCTCTAGGTCTGTTGGGTCTGGAAAACTTCCTTCAAGTGTTTTCCAGTATTCCCAATCAAGTGGGTTATCTGGTTCTGACCTTACTGCAAACCACTTACGGAAAGAGTACTGGGCAGCCTCATCTGCCTCTGTAGTTTGATAGTAGGAAAAGCTGTTAAACAGGATCGGGTTCGTTACTCTAAATGCCCCAGCAAAATTACTAAAGCTAATAGGAGTATCGAATGAAATGCCGAGCATTGACCAAGAGTTTGGATACAGAACTGGATTCTTTACAACACGTCCATTTAGATAATAAGAAATTCCAGGCTGTAGGGATCCTGTAGTTTGATTTATTGCATACATTCTTCCACGATTTTGACTATCACTATCTGCCACCAAATAAAAACTAATCAAATCATCTGCATGCTGTAATTCAAAAATTTGGACTGGTGAAGAAGGGAATGTTGGCTCGTCATACCTCATCGCTATCTGCAGTGCGCTAACCTTAAAGAAAGACGCGGCATTCTGATTAATTGGCATTGAGAGTCCACGGTTTCCGTAAGACGTATAAATATCCCGAATCCTGATACCACTACTAGACGTGTTGTAGAGGTATGGAGTGCTCCCCTTATAAATGCTAAAGGGGCTTACATTCTTATAATCAAATGCGGTGCTGACCTTTCTGTAAGGAATAATGTCGGAGCCAAAGCGTGTTCCAATCTTTTTTGGAGATGGGCCAAGGGCCTGAGATGAAAGCCTTAGGTATTTAACTTTAAATGGATTAGACATGAGCCCCTCGACATTTAACTCTATGTGCATGTTTATTGAAACTTTTTTAAAGTCTACTCCCTTTGGCGGGTATATGATAGTGTCGTCCATCACCTCATATTTTTTATTTAACCAATCTGTTCCTGGGGCCACCACCCCAGTTTTAGATAGTGGTTCTGGACTACTAAAAGAAGAATAAGAAGTGTTAGATCCTGCCGCAAGATACTGAAAAGACACAGATATCCTGATTGGAGAATTTGTAGTATCAAAGTTATCGCCAGAGAAGACGTTAAACTTTGGATAATCAATATTGAATTGCAAAAAGTCTAGAGCTAACTTCTTTTCGTTTTTATTATCTAACACAGACCCAGCGAAATAGCTAAGTGGGAGATAGTCTTCCCAATATGAGTCTGCTCCAACATCAAGGGTGTAGTTTCCCAAACTTAGCTTTGGAATAAGCGTGTAGCTTGCTAGGTGGGTCGTCTTGTCTATCTCTGGGAAGTCCCAGGGGTCACCGCCAAGCAAAACATCCGACCAATACTCTAACGGAGGGTCGTTCATGTTTCCATTTAGATCTAAGTCATTTTCAAAATAAGAATCTCCAGCATTGTATTCTACATTTTCAGTATAGAAATCAAAAACATTCTCAAAATCTGTGGGGATTCCCCTCTCCGCAAAGTAGGAATTAACCTTGCTCAGACTTCTGCTTGTACAAAAGGCTATCTTGGAAAAGCTTCCATTGTAAGTATTAGTAAAAGATGCATTGCCACCAACAAACATCTTAATCTTTTGCTTAGAGCCAAAGAAGGAGGCAACTCTCTGGCCAAAGTATTTTATAAATTTTGGAATGTGCAACCCCACCAAGAACTTACCACCAACGACATGCCCACTAGAGCTATAGATTACCTCTTGTGACGTGCTGCCATCTGGATTCTTGTTTGTTAGTCGATACTCAATATCTGAATTTACAAGAACAATGGAGAACTTACTCCCCAGAGTCTCATTAAGCAACTCAAAAAGTATCTCTTCCGCTGAGCTAATATCTTCCAGTGTAAAAATGCCATAGAAGCCCTTTGTCTCAGATGTTAGAAAGCTAAAGCTATCAAACAGCATGTACCCCTCTGTAGAATCCCAAGAGGCGTTTGGCCTAAGCTTTATAAAGTAGTCTGACTCCCCCTGCTCTGAAGCAAGATCGGAATACCAATCATCTGATGTTTTATTGTTAAAGTTAATTTTTGGCAAGGTATACTCTGGCAAAGAAAGGGACTGAGAATTTGGTAAAATATTTTCTACAACACCACCACTCCATTGACCAATCTTTGGGTAGGCATACGTTTTTGTTGTTTTGGAAAATGGGAAATCAATAAAGACATTGTTTGTTGAATTAAGCCCCTTAATGTTATCTGGCTGCTCTACACCCTGACCATAGACGAAACGTCTCTTAGAAACAATGGCGGGGACCTCATATGGGTAGATGCCAACACAGTCAAGCTGGATCAATGGGACATCGGCGTACGCATAGAAGCCTAGCCAGTCCTGATCTTTTCCAAAAGAGCTTGTCTTGGCTGGAAAAGATATTTGATCGGGGTCTATTTCAAAAGATATAACCTGCTCTCCATTAACAACAAGCCTTGCAGAGGAGTCTGTCAGCCTGATGTTTATTAGCATTGGACGCCCCCATTCACCAACGTAATGAGCTCCTGTCTGGTTCCCAATTTTTAGCTTTAGGAAGGCCCCCTCTACATAAAGACCATCTGTCGATGTTATGGGTCCAAAAATTCTTCTCTGCTGAAAAGTATTACACTGTATCGTTGCCCAGAACTCTACTGTATAGTTTTTGTATTGTCCAGATTCATTCATTACCCCATACCCCGGAACGATCAGAGACGGGGCATCTGTGTTGGGGTAGATAACTGTGCTGTTGAACGCTCCATAGACTAAAGGCAATCCAGAGTTTTTTGCATAAAGGACATTGTCCTTTGACAAATAATAGCCATTGGCCCCTTCTAGCCCATAGGCTAGGGCTGGCACCCCATTCGATGAAATAGGAATATTCGATGGCAGGGGCTCTGGTGTGGTCCCCATTGACTCTATGTAAAACTCTTCTGCCCACTGACCAGCATTAATTCCATGAACAACAACTTCATATGGGTCTACACCAACGGTATAGCTTATTTTAATTTTAAAGGTTAGATCGGCAAAACTGTCTGGCAAATTAAACGTTTGTGATATAAATGCCCACGCTCTTTCAGAGCTAGCCTGCAGGAATTGAGACTTCTCAACAGACAAGACTTCTAGAGGAGTCCCACTTGTTGGATCAAGGTAATCAAAGCCAACGGTAACTGTAACGCTTTTGTCATATGTAAAAAAGTATGCCCCCAAGGCCACAGATCCAAGATCAGTATTAAGGTCTGATGGCTGGAGGGCTTGTGGGCTAACAATGCTAATTACCCCAGAGTTAGCGTTCTCTTCAATAAGCCCATTAACAGCAACGTTGCTAAACGGGGCTAATGGTGGGGGCTCAAAACCACTTGTATTCGTGGCGTCAACAACAGTTGCTCCAGTAACTGTCCAATTAGATAAATCTTGGTTAGCAGAGTCAACTAGGGCTACATAATCAGTAGTGTCATCTAACGCCCATAGAGCAATCGGCTGCTCCGAAAACACCTTAGTAGCGTATAAATTGAGGGAATTGGTCATTTGATCTCCTAGTCTATTCTAACACAACAGGACTAGATTAATCAGTATCAATACGGTAACGTACAACGACGATACCGCTACCGCCATTCCCTCCAGGAACACTTGGTCCAGAGTTTGACGTGGGTCCGCTACCCCCACCAGCACCATTTCCAGTATTTGCTGCTCCGCTTGCACCGTTTGCCCTGCCGCTCATGCTACCGCCCGTTCCACCAGCTGCAAAGAGAGATGATGCTTGAGCCTGGCTATTCCAATTGTAAGCTATCCCGACGCCGCCAGATCTACCAAGTCCTGC